GTGGGCGCATCTCTGCCAATAAATCGAGATACCCCCCCTGGTATTTAACAATTAATTAACATATAGGTTTTTCTCGGTGTGCTCAATGGGTGATGATGATGGCGAATGAGGCGTAAAACGGTATGGTAGTATTGTTCCCAGTATGGTTATAAGTAATTGATATTTATATATAATACTAAAATACTATACTACTATACCAACATTACTATAAATATATATAATTTCTAATAATACCATTTGAAATTATATAAAGTTTAAAGGAGGCGAAATACCGGTTTGGTATGGTATACCGGTATGGTCCCTACTTACCTACTTCATCAGGCCCACGTGCTTAGCAATAGCTTCTTGGCTATTCTGCAGTATCTGCCTTTTATTAGTAAGCTCTTCGAATATGCAATTAAATACTGAGCATTTAACAGCAGCCTGTCCAGGGGGGTTCGCCACGCGGGTGCCACTAAACGCCTGGTGCTTCATAAGTAGGCGTTTAACCTGCCCTGCATTATGCTTATCGGTACCGCTTAATATCATAATGGCATCTAGGGTTAGCAGTAGTGGTTCGCCGTAGCTCTCTATGAACATGATCACATCATCTGCTGCCATCTGATTATTGCTCTTGGAAGCCTCTACTGCAGTATAGAACCCCTCGAATTTAGGCGCCGGGCTCTTAGAATCATACCCTGAAATATCACGTTGTTCGTACCAATGTTGTAAGACCCTGGTGCCACCTTGTTGGAGCCAAGCCCAAAGGCTTCGTGCTCGGTTCTTAATCCAAAGTTTCCCAGCATCATCCTGATTATTCACCCGAATGATCACATCTCGCCGATTCTCGCCACTGACTAACAACGGCGTCAATTCATTGGTCGTGATTATGAAATTGGTGATATTAGGCACAGTTCTTGCTGCTTTGTACTTTTCTTCCAAAGTAATGGTCTGCCCAGTTACCATCGCCTTGAATTCGTTTACATGCTTTGCTTTGTCGCTTGATAGTTCGTTAACGACAACCAAGGCTTGACCTTCCAATAGTTCATTGTTTTTCGAAAATAATCGCTCTGCATCGAAAACGCTAGCACAAGGACTCATCATTTCCAAAACCGATTCGGCCAATAAGCTCTTTCCGACGCCGTTCTGCGGTGAGACCATGGCAATATATGTGAAGTTCTTCTGCCCTGGATTCTGAACTAAGTAGGCGACCCAATCATGAAAGAACTCACGCTCAGCAGATGGTAGCACCCGATCACACAGTTCAGTCCATAGATCTACATCGCCAGGCACTCCGACACCCCAGCCTTTCCACATGTTGAAGCGCCCGTTGCTCCTCAGGCCGTAGGGTTCAGAAGGCTCGTAAATCCATTGCTCAATAACTGACAATTTAGGGCTGTCGACAATAGAAACTAGTGGGCGAACTGTTCGTTCCTCAACTGTGTAGACGCCGACATCACGTGTCCAGGTGTTCAACGCATTCTGCCTGCTTAGCAAAAGCCCATCACGCAACCTGACATAGTTGCCCTGGTACACCCCGTATCCAGTAAGAGCGAAAGCCTTGGCCTCTTCTGCAGTGGTATCATGCCCACTGGGCTCGAATTTGTACTTCTGGCGACTCTTGAGCAAAGTGCTGATCTTTCCACCGCCTAGTAAGTAGTCATCTACGGCGTACTTTTCACGTCGCTCGAGATTAGAATATCGGCCAATTCGTATCGTGTAGACCTTGCAGCCAAGTGCTACGAGCGTGGCACAAAGCTTTAGCTCTGCGGACATGACCTCAGGCTTGGGCATGGCGGTAAATACTTCGGCATTGACATCATCGCCGTCATAGTCAAAGATGATAGTCACCGACTTGCCGCGAACCAGATCACTTAAGTGCCCGCTGATGTATCGCCGTTCACTCTTGCCTGACCAGCCTGTAACCCCGAAGATCCCAATACAAAGAAGCTCGAGTCCTTCGAGCTTAGCGCTTTGATCTAAGCACATGCCTTTGAACTCGCCCTCTGTGATGATCACTTCATCAGCTTCTGGCGTACCTGCGAACCAAGTTGTGCCGCCTGCTAAGCCTGTGGAAATATACTTGCTTCCAACAAAGGGGCTACCCATGCGAATGTTCCCGATCTGGCCATTCGGGTACATGATGCCGATGCCGTAGGGTGCTTTGGTGAACTGGCGATATCCAAGTATATCGGACATCTGATCTTGACTCAATGATGTTAACCCATAATCGCCTAGCTTAAGTCTTCGCTTTGCTAGGTCTTTCTCTGCCATCTCTTCTATAGAGGCGATTTGCATAGTTCGTAATTCTCCTTCACTGCAGGCTAAAATGCCTGCCTTAGCACTATATCACAGGTCGTCAAAAAAAGATATAGTCGTGAATGGTACAATTAAACGGCGATTGTTCAGCCAATGGAACAATCAATTTTCGTTCAAAAAGACCATTTACAAGCACTACGGCTTGTGGTATAGTAAACTACATTCATCTTAATCTCATACCTACATGTCAATCTCCGCCGATGTACTAGCCTTCAGGAAACAGCTCAACCTGCCTGTTTCAAAACACCCCTTATTATTAACGCCTCAACAGCTTGACTTTTACCACAATTTCGTAGCTGAAGAGTTTACTGAGTTCTGCGTAGCCCATGGTCGTGGCGATATCGTTGCCGCAGCTGATGCCATCGGCGACCTGATCTACCTGCTTCACGGTTGTGCTCACATGATGGGCATTCCGATCGACCAAGTGCTTAGCGCTATCCACTCGGCCAATATGGCGAAGATATCAGGCACTTCGAAACGAGGTGCTAACGACGCCGTCAAGCCACTAGGCTGGGAAGGTCCTGAAGCCACCATCGCCCAGATCTTGGGAGTACCTCATGGCCCGTGACCTGGAAGCTTTGTACCATGAACTGCTCGAATACGCCTTTGACCAGGGCGCCCAAGATCGCCAAGATCGCGCGGTCGCCTTGATCAACTTCTCCCTGGCACTTACCGCGTCCACTCTGATCAATACTGTTGACCCGGCCCGAGCTTACAGTGAATTCGCCAACCAGCTCGGCGAGAAGATCAACACGGGCATAGACTTCTACAACGCTGATGAGCCTGTTGAAGAGTGCCCTTGCCCACGATGCAGAAAGCGCCGTGAAGCCAAAAAGACGACGCACTAAACGTGTCCAGTATACCTGCACATGTTTCGCCTACCACTTCCCTCACAGGTTCGGGGGCGGTAAATGCTCAGGCATTTGGATTGCTCAAGACTACTGGGACAAGACCTTTGGGGCAGGGGATTGCGCCTCGTGTAACTGCCTCAACAAAGACGGTGATGAGATACCCTATTGCGAAGTCGTCGTGGGGCAGGAAGCACCTAATCAATGCCCAGTCTACCAGGAATTCACTCAACACCATGAAATCAACCCAAGAAGGAAACGCCGATGGACGCAGTAACTGAATATTTGAAGAGCGCAATACGGTCAGCCGCAGTTGACGCCTTGAAACAAGCACGACCCCTTATGGACAAGCCTGATCTGTCCCGGGCACAAATCACTGCGTTCAACCTGGTAGCTCCTCGCCTGGTGGAGCTGGTCGAAGCCTATGACAAAGACCACAACTCTGGTGACTTCATGCATATGTTGATCATCACCGGGCACTTGAACCAGATCACCGGCAACATCAAATGCGAACTGATCGAGATTGCTGAAATGGCAATCGGTACTGCAGATCGCATCAAGCAACCATTTGGAGTTCCCTACGGCGAAAAACCAGGAGACCGCCTGTGACCATCGACGAATCAATCACCCGTGTTATCGAGCTACGTGAAGAGATCGCCCAGCTCGAGAAGCGACAAGAAGAACTTAAGCACGAGAAGGCTCGTGTAGAGGCCAGCCTCATGGACACCATCTCAGCACTTGGCACAACCGGCGTCAAGTCGCTTCATGGCACTGCGACTCTGATGCGAAAGCAAAAGCCTTTTATTGCTGACTTCGAGCAGTTCATGGCATTCGTCATTGAATCTGGGCACACACAACTTCTGCAGAAGCGTCTGGCGACCAAGGCCTACGCTGAACTCATCAACGCTGACGTCGAGGTGCCTGGCACTAACGTCCTCGAGGAATTCGCCCTTAGCGTCACCAGGGCATAAAGAGCACCACCGAGCTGACCGGTTTGTCAGTCTACTTAGCATAGGAAATACCATGTCAAAAGATATCTTAGCACTTGACCCCAAGCAATTGGAAGCCCTGGCATCCCAGGCCGTTGATACCGAAGCATCTGCCTCGGGATCTGTTCAGATGATCAACACCCGCGGCGGTCGTATGTCGCTCAAGGGTATGCCCATCGTCGGCGACAAGATCATGGCAGTGATTCTGACTAGCCCGATCGAACGCAACTACTACGAGGGCGTCTTCGATTCTGCCGCCTCTGCACCGCCTGACTGCTTCGCCATTGGTTACGATGGTGGCGAGATCGGTCCGAGCCCACGGGTTGTTACGCCTCAGAGCCCGAACTGCTTCTCCTGCCCGAAGAACCAGTGGGGCAGCTCGACTCAAGGTTCCCGTAAAGGCAAGGCCTGCAAAGAAACCCGGAAGATCATTTTCCTGGACATCGAAAACGTGCCATCACCTGACAAGGTCGCCAGCGCTCCGGTCTACGGCATCCGCCCACCGGTTACCTCGGTTACTGCGTTCGGCAACTACGTCAAGCAAATGGCGATCACTCTGAAAAAGCCACCGTTCGGCTTCGTCACCGAAATCAGCCTGATGCCTGATAACAAGAACCAGTTCCGCATGGAATTCAAGTTCATCAGCGAGATCAAAGACAACCAGATGCTGCTTGCCCTCATGGAACGCTCCAACCGTGAAAAGCAGGTCATCCTGGGTGGTGAAGGTTACCAAGCTGAAGCTGCTGATGAATCGGTCGTCGATGAAGAGACTGCGTTCTAATGAAGCCGATTGCATTCGACTTTGAAACACATGCAATAGAGCCCCGGCACACGGGGCTCTATCCTCCAATTCCTGTCGGCGTCGCTGTCTACGATCAAGAAAATGGCGAAGCTGAGTATTACACGGGTGATGCCATGCGCACCCGCCTTGAAGAGCTCTGGGCCTCTGGGCGCGAGCTCATAGCTCAAAATGGTAAGTTCGACCTTGAGGTCGCTGAAAAGCACTTCGGGTTGCCTTGGCCAGCACCTGATCGCTGGCATGACACAATGATCATGGCATTCTTGACTGACTGCCACGCCGACCAGCTCGGCCTCAAATGGTTAGCTGAGCATTGGTGTGGTATGAAGCCTGACGAACAAGATGAGCTTCACGACTGGATTCTGGCCAATGTCCCCGAGGCTACCAAGCGCACAGCAGGCGCCTACATCTCCCAAGCACCCGTTGACCTGGTCGCCAAGTATGCCATCGGCGACGTGGTGCGCACTTATGCTTTGTACGATTACTGCAAACCATTCGTCGACCAACAGCCTGAGGCGTACGCGCGTGAAATGGCCTTAGTTGAGGTCCTGGTTCGTATGGAGCAACGCGGTATCACGGTTGACTATGATCGTATGCTGGAAATGAAAACCCAGCTCGAGATCAACATTGAAGCCTCTGCACAATGGATTCGTGAACGCCTGAACGCTCCAGATCTTGAGCTTAGCAAGAACGCCCAGCTGGCGAAGGCACTGCTCGCTTCTGACGCCATTGACAAATCGGTCGCTTGGCCTACCACGCCCACCGGCAAGCCAAGCACCACCAAGGAGTCCGTGGGCGCTATGATCACGGACAAGGCCCTGGTGGATACTCTGAAGTACCACTCCACCAACAGCACTATGCTGGGCACCTTCGTATCTTCATGGCTTGAGCAATGCACCCGTGAAAACCCGAAGATCTATTGCAGCTACAACCAAGTGCGAGCACCTGATGGTGGCACTCGGACAGGTCGCCTCTCAAGCACGCCGAACTTCCAGAATCTGCCTACCCGGTTCGACAAGCTGCCCAACCTGCCTGAAGGCTTAGCACCATTTCCGCACATCCGTGAGTGCTTCATTGCTCCGGCAGGTCAGAAGCTCATTTCATCTGACTTCGACGGCCAAGAGCTTCACGTCTTCGCCCACTTCGAAAATGGCCAACTCAAGCAGAAGTACATCGAAGACCCTCACGCCGACCTTCACCAGTTCGCGGCAGATCTGATGTCGCCACTGCTGGGCTATCAGTTGCCTCGTCTGAAAGCGAAGTCACTGGCGTTCACGATCCTCTACGGCGCAGGGCCACCAAAGGTCGCTCACATGATGGGCGTTACCGAAGCTGAAGCCCGTGCTATGATCGAAGCCTACAAGGATACTGTGACCACCAACTTGCGTGGCATGAATGATATCATGCGTAAGCGCTACAAGCTCAAGCAACCATTCAAGACACTTGGCGGGCGATTAGTCAAAGGCGAACCACCACGCATCGTCGAAGGTCGTATGCGAGAGTTCAGCTACAAGATGATGAACTACCTTGTTCAAGGCTCGAGCGCTGATCAAACGAAGCAAGCCATGGTGAACTTCAAAGGCCCTGGTGTTTTGTACATGTCGGTCCACGATGAGCTCGTGATCGCAGTAGATGCTGATCAAGCTGATGAAGCCTGCAAAGCCATCGCCGACTGCATGGTCAATGCCCTGCCTTTGTCATTGCCAATGATGGCTACACCCAAGGTCGGAAACAACTACGGTGAGATCAAATAATGATATCATATAGCAGAATCAAGTGCTACACGCAATGCCCTGCCAAGTACAAGTACAAGTACAAGCTCAAACTTGCAGGAGGCGCGACTGATGTCGTCGCCTCTTCACGTGGCACTCTGCTACATTCGGCGGCCGAGGAGTTCATCCTTGGCCTGTCGACTGAGTTACCAGTTGAGCTTCAAAAGTGGGAGAAGGTGCTTACTAAATTACGTGATGAAGGTTGCCAATCTGAGGTTAAGATCGAGATACCTGAACACGACATCCATGGCACTTTGGACACGCTCCAAGTACAAGACACCACCGCAGAGGTCGGCGACTGGAAGTCGGGTCAAGTACGTGACTACTCAAGCCAGTTGAAGTTCTACGCCATGCTGGTCTTCTACGCCAAGCCTCAGGTCAACACGGTCTCCACGCGCGTGAGGTACATCGACAAGGGTAAGTCAGTGCCAGGCCCTACGTACTCGCGCAAAGAACTACCAGCGATTCACGCCGAGTTCAAGGCGATGATCGACCGCATGAACAAAGACCCAGTCTGCGCACCAAACCCAAGCAGCTTGTGTGCCTTCTGCCCATACTCCAAGAAAGCCAGCGGGATCTGCAAATGGTAGACGAGCACATCTTAGAACGTGATCTTGAAAAGCACTTCACCAAAGAGTGTAAGCGCCTTAACCTGATGACCTTGAAACTGCGCATCATGGGTCGACGTGGCTGGCCTGATCGCTTAGTCGTCTCAGCGGGCAAGGCATTCCTCTCAGAGCTCAAAACTTTGACAGGCAGTTTGTCGCCATTGCAGAAGCGGATCTTCCCTCAACTACAAGCACGAGGCATGAACGTCCAAGTGCTGAGAACTAAATCGGAAATAACAACATACCTGGAGGTAATTGCAGATGGCACGCCTTGACCCTGAAGCTTCACTACGAACTGCCCAGAAGTTCGGTCGCCCCTGCTTGTCATGCTCGCACGTCACCCGTAAGTGGTCAGTGCCCAGGCAGATCAAGTGCGACACCTGCTTAGCTGGCGAGAACCAGATCTACGTACCCATCAAGGCGAAGAAAACATGGAAGAGATAGTAGGCGTCGAATGGAAGCCACGCCCGTACCAAGAACGCGCGGTCCAGCACCTCATCGAGATGGGTTGTGGTACTCTTTGGCTGAAGCCCGGTTACGGCAAGACCTCTATATGCCTTGAGACGATCACGCGCCTACGAGGCGATGATCCACGCCCCGTGCTTGTGGTATGCCCTCTGCGCCCGGCCTACACCGTTTGGCCCTATGAAGCGCAGAAGTGGAGCAACTTCAACCACCTCGAAGTAGTGGTCCTGCATGGCAAGAAGAAAGACGAGCTATTCAAGAAGCCCGCTGATATCTATGTCATCAACTATGACGGTCTCAAATGGCTCCAGACCAAGCTCTGCGGTAAGTCGCCGTATAGCATCATGGTTGTAGACGAGATCCCAGCCTTCAAGGACACGGGCACACAACGCTTCGCAATCATGAAAGGCCTGGTCGAGCTTATCCCTAGGCGCTGGGGTCTAACCGGTACTCCGGCGAGCGACTCCCTCATGGACCTATTCGGCCAGCAATACATCATCGACCGCGGTGCGACCTTCGGCAGGTTCTTCACTCACTTCAGGAACGCGTTCTTCTACAACCAACGTGAATACGTCTGGGTATTGAAAAACGGGGCAGAGGAGTTGATCTACGACAAGCTCGCCGACAGCTGCCTTCGAATCCACGAAGATGACCTGCTTGATCTGCCACCGCTAATCGAGAACGACGTACACCTCAACCTGCCTGATGATGCCCGCAAGATTTACCGGGAGATGGAACGCGCCTTGTTCTCAGAGATAGAGGCAGGCTCGATCACCGCCGTGAACACTGCGGTCTCCACCATGAAGCTGAGTCAAATCGCCAATGGTGGCATCTACCTCGATAACGACAGCCCGGAAGATGAGCGACGTACTGAGCACTTGCACCAAGAGAAGATCACGGCGACCAGGGCAATCGTAGACGAGATCGGTGGCACCGGGGCAATCATCGTGTACCAATTCCGTCATGATCTGGAGCGACTACGTGCTGAGTTCCCAGACGCGCCTGTCATGGGTGGCGGTACAAAGCCCGCAGACACTGTCAAATATATAGATGAATGGAACGCCGGTAAGCACCCCGTGCTCCTCGCCCACGCGCAGTCTATCGGCCATGGATTGAACATGCAGGAGTTTGGCACTGACGTGATCTGGCACTCAATCACCTACTCGCGCGATCTATACGAACAGCTCAACGCCAGGCTCCACCGCAGTGGCAACACACGCAAGCACGTGATGGTGCACAGGCTGATCATGCTCGACACAGTCGACGAAGATATCATCAGAGCCTTGGCCAGCAAGGGCGCTACTCAGGAAGCACTTCTCGAGGGTGTACGCCGTCGCCAAGTTTCTCAAAAATAGTTCGTGAAAAGCCTTTACAAAGCTAGGCAAGTTGTTTTAGAATGGTATGACGACCGCTAAAGTCACATTAACGAAAGATAAACGAAAGCAGGTTTGTTCAGAAACATCATTTACAAGCCTGCCTATCTATCCTAGAATGCTTCTATCAACTCACCACTGCTAGGAGCTTCAAAATGAAAATCGACAAGGCCAACATCTCAAACGAACAAGGCTACATCTTCCTTAAACATGAAGGTACCCGTTACTTCATCGCCCGCTTCAAATACACCAAGAACGGCATCAAGGGTTACATCAACTTCCTCTGCAAGCACTTCACAGTCGAACAAGTGATCGCCAAAGAAAGCGACCCACAAACCGCTGGCCGCTCTTTCCACGACGAAATGACTGCCCTCGGCTACGTCAGCCCTAACATCAAAAAGGCTTACGCCCAACTGATGACCCTGGACCAGGACGCTCTCCACTGGGGCACCGGCCCACAAACCAACGGCCAATTCGCCGAATACCTTCGTAACACTCACCCGGGGCTCAACTGAGCCCCTCAAGGAGTAATAAAATGAAAAAGTTCCATGTAAGCGTTTCCCTCTTCAATGGTCAGAATCTATCCTGCGTACGCGATGATGAACTCGACATCGTCGCGGCTGGGTGCTTGCCTGATGATGCTGCTATGTTCTCAGCCTCGCCTGAGATGCTCGAAGCCCTGGAAGAGATCTCAGCCCTCATCTACGGCCAAGACGATGTGGTCAGTGTTCCGATCAGGCGATCAACTATCAACAAGATCGAAGCGGCCATTGCTAAGGCCCAGAACAAAGATTAACGAAAGATAAACAAAAGCAGGTTTGTTCAAAAACATCATTTACAAGCCTGCCTATCTATCCTAGAATGTCTATATCAACTCACCCACAGCTAGGAGCTACAAAATGAAAGCTTACCACAACCTCAAGATCATCCCGAACAAAACCTACGCCACCTACGCCAACGCCGAGAAGGCTGCCATCAACGCCATTCCCGAAGATAACCTCTACCACCAGCGCTTCATCATCACCGTCGACACCCAAGGCCGTTTCTTCCCCATCTTCTTAGGCCAAAACGCCGTACAAGAAGGTATGCACTTCCACTTCAACGTCCTCTAACCCACCGAGGGCTCTTCGGAGCCCTCCTTCAAAATACTTCAAATTATTTTCAAAATAGCCTTTACACATCGTCGCCACTGTCTTATGATTATCAAGTACCACCCACTAACCACTTAATCACGGAGAACCAAATGAACATGATCAACTTACCTTCCAGCGTTCTCAGCCACGAAGCCTCACCTCGTATGTCCAACAAGTATTCGTTCTTCAACACCACCGACGTCATCGAAGCGATGCACGACAAAGGCTTCCTCGTCTCGAGTGCCAACCAACGCGGTCAAAGCCTCCACGGCCAACACATCGTCCGGATGCGCCACGAATCAGTACTTGATTCGAAAGAGCTGGTCCCCGAGATCGTCATCCGTAACAGCCACAACGGCCAAACTCCTTTGACCTTCATGGCTGGCCTCTACCGCATGGTCTGCTCCAACGGCCTGGTAGTCGGCACCACTGAA